GGTGGCGTTTGTGCAGGTGCATCAAACAACAGAAGATCAAGACAGGGTGCTGAGATAGTAAGATAATATGGCAGTTTCAGGCTCTAAAAATTTTGAGCTAGATGTAGCTGAATACATAGAAGAGGCATTCGAAAGATGCGGTCTTGAGCTACGAACAGCATACGATCTTAAAACCGCAAAACGCAGTTTAAATCTTTTGTTGGCTGAGTGGGCTAACCGTGGTCTTAACCAGTGGACTATTTCACAAACATCTATCGCTCTAACACAAGGCACAAGTTCATACAGCTTGGATGCAACCAATCCAACGGCTGTTATTGATGTGCTAGATGCGTTCATCAGAAGAACAACCAACGGTACACCAAGCGATTTACAAATGAATCAAATATCAAGAAGCGAGTATGCCGCTGTTCCAGATAAAACAGCACAAGGCAGACCGTCTCAATATTTTGTAGACAAGCAAATAAGCCCAACCATTTACCTTTACAACACACCTGAAAACTCAACAGATGTTCTTTATGTAAACAGAATTATGCGAATGGATGATGTAGACGCATCAACCGATACCTTGCAAATGCCTTTTAGGTTCTATCCATGTTTAAGTGCTGGATTGGCTTACTATCTGTCTTTAAAAAAATCTCCCGAAAGAACTGGCATGTTAAAACAACTTTACGAAGAAGAGTTTGAAAGAGCTTTAAGTCAAGATGAAGACAGAGCATCATTTAGGGCAACCCCTGATCTAAGGGCTTACGACCACGCATAATGGCTTTCGCTTCGCAGAAAAATGCTTACGGTATCTGCGACAGATGTGGCTTTAGATACGGTCTAAAAGATTTAAAAAAAGAATGGAATGGCTATAAAACGTGTCCAGAATGTTTTGAGCCAAAGCATCCACAGTTAGATCGAAAAACAAGGATAGTTGACCCAGAGGCTATTAAAGACCCAAGGGTTGACACAAGCGTAGTACCTAGCAATTTTACAGTTTATACAAACTGGGATTTGGGTATAATAGGAACAGCACTTACAATTCCTAATGCATTGGAATCCGCATTAGGCACAGTCACGGTAACAAACACATGAGCTTTACACTAACAACATTAAAAACAGCCGTTCAAGATTATCTTGAGACTAATGAAGATACCTTTGTTAGCCAACTTAATACATTCATTACGCAAGCAGAAGAGCGAATATTTAAAGTTGTTCAACTGCCAGATCAAAGAAAAAATGTATCGGGCAACGTGACTGCAAGTCAAAGATTTTTAAACACCCCTACTGATTGGCTAGGAAGTTTTTCTTTAGCCGTTATTGACGATGGAAGCTATAGCTATTTAGACTTTAAACATAATTCTTTTATTAAAGAATATTCTTCAAGCACTTCTGCTACAGGAAAACCAAAGTATTATTCCATCTTTGACCAATCAAGTTTTGAGGTTTCTCCAGTACCTGATCAAGCTTATGACATGGAGCTACATTATTTGGCTAGACCAAAGTCTATAACCAATGCTACCGTTGATTATAATGGGGTCAGTAACACAACATACCTATCAACCGAAGCACCTGACACGCTTCTATACGGTTGTTTGGTTGAAGGTGCAATATTTTTAAAACTGCCTCAAGCAGAAATCGGCATATTAGAATCTAAGTTTAAAGAGTCGCTAGGTAGGTTGAAAAATCTAGGTGAAGGCAGAGATACAAGAGACGAAATGAGGTATGATTCGCTTAGAATTAATGTAACTTAATTTTCTTTTTGAGAGGAGAAAAATGAAACCAATAAAAAAACTTGAAGGCAAGACTGTAGCCATTGTTGGCTTAGGTCGAAGCTGGTTTGACTATAACTTAGCCGCATCACATGGCGATAACTTTGACGAGGTTTGGGGCATAAACGCTGTAGGCTCAGTTATATATCACGATAGAACATTCATGATGGACCCACCATCTAGGTTTTTAGATACCGATGATGCAGGTGGACAAACCACAGGCATGAAAAGAATGCTTACAACAGGCGACAAACCTATATACACATGCGAGTTAGACGCAAGAGCTAAAAACTTGGTGCTGTATCCAATTGACGAAATTGTTGCTGACTTAAACTGTTGCTACCTCAACAACACCGTGGCTTACGCTATTGCTTTTGCTTTGTGGAACAAGGTCGGAACTTTAAAAATATATGGAGTGGATTTTACTTACAAAGGCAATTTACATTTTGCAGAGTCTGGCAGAGCTTGTGTAGAGTTCTGGCTGTCTAAGTGCATGCATGCAGACATGCAGGTAGGCGTTGCAGGGTCGTCAACATTGCTAGATACATGCGTTGAAACTCGTGAAAAGCTTTATGGCTATCACAGACTTAAAGACCCATTGATTCCATTAATGGACGGTAAAAAAATGATAGTAAGAAAGATGAGCCAACTGTCTGTAAGCAAAGCACCCATTGAGCCACAACTAATTGGTAGGCACGATGATAAAACTAGCCCAGTAGAGCCAAAGGAGTGGTAGAATGATACAAGATACAACTTTAACGAGTTTAGGAAACATAGAAGTCCACACAACAAACGAAGGTGGACACCCTGTAGAATTTTGGGCTGAAAGGTGCATAGACAGAATTATCGCTATAAGTGATGATGCTCCTGATCAAGTAAAAAATCAGGTCAATGAGTTTAAAGACAATATTGAAAAAGTTATTAAACAATATATGCAAAATGCTATAAAATCTGATAGGATTACAATTAATAATCAATTAGAAAAAGCAGGCTTTAAAGAATCTGCTGATTTAATTAGGAAACTATAATTATGGCAATTACATCAACACTTACAACTAGCTTTAAAAAAGAACTACTAGAAGCAAAACATAACTTTTTGGCTTCGGGCGGAAATTCTTTTAAACTGGCTTTGTACACAAGTTCAGCAACATTAGGTGCGACTACCACTGCTTTTACCACTACTGGTCAAGCGTCTGGTACTAACTATACTTCTGGCGGATCGGCTTTAACCAACATTAACCCAACAAGCTCAGGAACCACTGGTTTTACTGACTTTGCTGATTTAACTTTTGGCACAGCTACTATTACTGCTAGAGGATGCATGATTTACAACGATACTGCTTCAGGAGACCCATCAGTTGCAACCATTGACTTTGGTGGCGATAAAACATCTACCGCTGGAGACTTTACAATTGTATTCCCAGCCGCAGCCGCTTCTACAGCTATTATTCGAATCGCTTAATAGCAATGAAACATGCCATACGCAAAGTTTCAGTTTAAATCAGGAATAAATAGAGAAGGAACCGATTACACAAACGCAGGTGGTTGGTTCGACTCATCGCTTATACGCTTCAGAAAAGGCTTTGTAGAAAAGCTTGGCGGTTGGGCAAAAAACACAACTCAAACTTTTTTAGGCACTTGCAGAAATCTATTTCCATGGATTTCATTAGCAGGAACTAAATTTTTATTTTTAGGAACCAACCTTAAGGCTTATGTCAAAGAAGGCAGTGGTTTCTATGACATTACCCCTATCAGACTTACAACCTCAGCAGGCGATGTAACCTTTGCTAAGGTTGGCAATGGAGATGCTACTATCACTGTGAGTGATACTGCACATGGTGCAGTAGCAAACGACTTTGTAACTTTTTCAGGTGCAGTTTCTTTGGGTGGCAATATTACTGCCCCAGTGCTTAACCAAGAATATCAAATAGCAACCATTGTAACCGCTAACTCTTATACGATTGAAGCCAAAGATACTAGTGGCGATCCTGTGCTAGCAGCTGCTGGCGATTCGGGCAATGGTGGTGGTAGCACTGTCGGTGCTTATCAACTTAACACAGGCTTAAACACTTACATCTCATCTACAGGATGGGGCATTGATGCATGGGGTATTAACGCTTATGGTTCTGCTAGCTCTTTAACTTTTACCAATCAATTAAGACTCTGGTCATCGGACAACTTCGGTGAAGATTTAATTCTCCACCCAAGAGGCGGGGCTATTTACTATTGGAATACATCCGATGGTACCAGCACAAGGGCTGTCAACATTACTTCTTTATCAGGGGCTAACTTAGCTCCAACCGTAGGCTTGCAGTCTATCGTGTCAGAAACAGACAGACATGTATTTGTTTTAGGGGCAGACGCAATTAATGATGCAGGCACCGCAAGAACTGGAACTTTAGACCCAATGCTTGTGGCTTTTTCTGATCAAGAGAGCATTACCGAATGGGAGCCACAAACAACCAACACGGCTGGCTCTGTCAGACTGTCTGTTGGAAGTGAAATTATTGGTGGCATTAGATCAAGGCAAGAAACTTTGGTGTGGACAGATCAAGCCTTGTATTCTATACAGTTTGTTGGACCACCCTTAACTTTTGCTGTTAATTTAATTAGCCAAGGCACAGGCATGTTAGCTCCTAATGTTGCCATTAATGCACCAAGCGGAGTTTACTGGATGGCTGAGGATGGCTTCTATCGTTACAACGGTAGTGTGCAAAGACTAGAATGTACCGTGCTAAGTTATGTGCAACAAAACCTAGACATATCTCAAGCATACAAATGCTTTGCTATTGCCAATAAACAATTTAACGAAGTATGGTGGTTCTATCCATCAACACAAGATTCAACTGGCGAGATATCACGCTACGTTATATATAACTATTTAGAAAACACATGGAGCATTGGCGAGTTAGTTAGAACTGCTTGGGTAGATGAAGATGTTTTTGAAGAACCTTTGGCTACACTCAGTGGCTATTTATACAACCAAGAAACGGGACAAGACGCTGACGGTTCGCCTATGGACAATGTATTTATTGAAAGCTCAGACTTTGATTTGCAAGACGGCAACGAGTTTGCCTTTATCAGCAAGGTTATTCCAGACATTAAGTTTTACGGTCAGAATACAGCCAGTGGCGTGCCGTTAATTAACATGCAAATAAAAACAAGAAACTACCCAGCTGAAAGTTTAACAACCAAAGTAACCAAAGATATTTCAAACAACACTGACGAACTTAATGTTAGGGCTAGGGCAAGACAAGCAGTTATTAGGCTACAAAGTGATGACGATGCATCTAACGGAAACAGACTGGGCGTGCAATGGAGATTGGGATATACTAGAATGTATATACAGCCTGATGGTCAAAGATAATGGCGAAGCTATTACCGACTAGGTTACCGCAGGCTTTAGATGAAGTTAGTCCTGACATTTTTAATAGATTAGTCAGGATACTTGAGTTAAACTTAGGACAGTTCGATCCAAATCGGACCCCGCAGTTCAACCAATCCGAATTAGGTGAACTGAACTTTATAGCGGGTGACATAGTGTTTAATACGACACTAGAGATTCACCAAGCGTATGACGGGAATGCTTTTCGTGATTTATACAGTCACCAAACATATTTGAGTGGCGTGAGTGGAATAGGAGCCGTTGGCTCCGTAACAGTTACAATAGGTTAATATGGCAGAACTAAATTTAACAGACAGAGTGCAAAATCTTCTAACAGACATGGACGGTATGAGGAATCAAGATTCCCTTCCATTGTTACAAGCAAACATGAATTTTAACAATGGCAAACCTTCTTTTAGTGCAAGCAGTCCTTTAATGGATATGATGCCAAAAAGAGACACTCTAGGCTCAGGCGTTATGTCTGACAGAGAATCTGATATGGTTATGAACGCTGTGCCTTCCAACCCAATGCAACCACTTGTGGAAATGGGTTTCGGTGAGCAAGTCGATGTCATATTAGGCAACCCAGCAGACTCAGACATATCTCGCCAAGCACAACAACAAATTATTAATGAGATGGGAACGGGAATGGACATAGATTCATTCTTGATGGAAGTAAATAACCTAGCACCCAAAGGTGCAATGTCGAATTCTGATGCTGAAGGCATTAATGAGCTACTTAAATTCGCAGTTAAAGAAAAAGTAGATACATCTGGCAATCCACTATTACAACTTGGCGTTGAGACAGGCAGAATGAATGACACTACTTTGGGTCATTTATCTGAAGGTGAGGCAGTTATACCAGCAGAAGTATTAGAGGCTAACCCACAAGCCGCACAAAGTTTAGACCAAACCATGATAGAAATGGGTATTAACCCAGATTCCAGAATTGTAGATACCACAGGACAAATTAGTGGCATAGCCTCTATCAACCCTGAAACTGGTCTGCAAGAATTTGGTATTGGCTCTGCTTTCCAAAAATTAAGAAGAAAAGTTTTAAAACCAGTGGCTAAGATAGCCGCAGTGGTACCCGGTCCTTGGCAAGCACCCGCAATCATATACAACAAAGCTGAGTCGGTTTATAACATAGGTAAAGGTGAAGGTGGCATTGGTGATCTCATGACTGTTATGGCAGGTGGCTCTCAAAAGGTGTTTGGCAAAGATGGTGCTATAAGCAATCTTGGCAAAGCAAACTTTGGTGCTGATGCAGGATTTATGGATTCTTTGAAAAACATAGGCTCAGTTGATGGTAAGTTTAACCCACTGCAATATGGTAAAAACATTGCCAGCACATACAAAGACGATCAACTGGGTGGATACTTTGGTTTGCTTGGTGGCGGTGAACAACCTTTGCCTGAAGAAATACAGTACGACCCAGTTAATCAAGGATACATAAACACCAAAACAGGAATGCCTGTATCTGATGAAGAAATAAAAGCATTACAAGGTGGTAGTTTTATTGGCGGAACCAAAACCCCGTCTTTCATAAAAGGAATAGAAGACACATTAAAAGGACAAACAGACCCTTCTAGTAGCAGTCTTTTTGCTAACAATGACCAAGGTGGCATGGGCATGATGGGAAAATTAGGCATAGCAGGACTTGCGGGTTTAATTGGTAAGCTAGCTTATGAAGAAGCCAAAGACCAAAAAGGCGTACCTTTAACTCCACTCACTCAAATGGACCAGTTAGGCAGATACAACATAGCTGCTGAGATGGCTAGACAAGCAGGCGAAGGCTCTCCATCCAGAGTTGAGTACGGTCTAAACCCTGAAGGCATGCCAGCTTTAAGTGGTGGTTCACCACGCATGGCAGCTCAAGGTGGCATCATGAACCTTAGTATGGGCGGTATGCCAAGATACAATTACGGTGGCGGAGTTCAATACTTTAACCAAGGTGGCACTGTCGCCATGGCTGAAGGCGGTGACATGGATGCTACTATCAACATTGAAAACTTTCCTGTTAAAGACGGGCAAATAGATGGACCGGGTACTGAGACTTCAGACGACATTCCTGCAATGCTTTCCGATGGAGAGTTTGTCATGACAGCCAAAGCTGTTAAAGGTGCGGGATCATTTAACATTAACGACAACAATGGCATACTAACCCTAACTCCAAATGGAGACCCGAGTAGGGATTCAGGAACTAGAGTTATGTACAAATTAATGGAACACTTTGGTAAGGTAGCATAATGGCAGAGCCAATCGCAACAGACATTCAGCAACAGTTTAGAACCCTAGACCCAACCACCAGAGAATTATTCTTTGGTTCAGGCATACCGGGTACTTCAAGCTACTCACCGGGCTTTATGCAACAAGCATTCAGAGCCTCTGAGAAGACTTTTTATGACGAGCAAGGCAATCCAATCGTTGTGCCAGAACAAGTTGCAGGACTCTCTCCTGAGCAACAGGCGGCTATTAATTTATCCAGAGAAAAGATTGGTGTTCAAGACCCTTACTTACAGCAATCTCAACAGGCTTATGGCTCAGGTTTAGAAAGCTTATTCGGTGGCTTAGGTGAGTCAGAACAAGCATTAAGAGACTACGCAAGTGCTGAGTACGACCCAAGCTCTTATCAACAATACATGGACCCGTATCAAGAACAAGTTATTGATCAGGTCAGAAGAGATATCTTAGAACAAGGAGCCAAAGGCGACATATCAGCCAGAGCTTCTGACATCGCTAGAGGCGGTGAATCAGCCTTTGGATCAAGAGCTAGGTTAGGTGCTGGAGAACGCACTGAGGCTCTCGGTAGAGGCTTAGGGGAAGCTTTAGGCGGACTAAGAAGCCAAGGTTTTCAACAAGCACAACAAACAGCCATGGGCGAATTCGGCAGACAACAACAAGCACAACAAGGACTGGCTCAAGGGCTTGGTTCTTTGGCAGGAGCGAGACAAGCAGGACAATTCGGAGCAGGACAAGCTTACGCTGGTCTTGGTGGTCAAGCTCAACAATCTGCTCAAGCAGACATACAAAGACAACTGGGCTTAGGTCAAATGACACAAGGACAACAACAAAACCAACTCAATGCTGCAAGACAAAATGCTCTTATGCAACAGCAAGCTCCGATGCAACAAATGCAATCATTGCTACCATTCGTACAAAGCGTTCCAGCAGGATTCAGCCAGATTGGTACAACTTATGGCGTTCCGCCATCACCTTTCTCAACGGGCTTGGCAACTGGATTATCCGCATTGAGTGGAATTGGAAATTTCATGAACCCACCGCAATATAAGGTAAGTTAATATGCCTATGAGTAGAACAGGCTTATCATCGTTAATGGGCTACCAAGAAGGTGGTGGTGTCAGTGAATTCGAACAAATGTTAAACAATGCTCCAGCAGGATCAATTGACTTGGCTGACATTCCAGATGCGAATAAAAGTTTAGCTGATCAATATATAGAAACCGTTGGGAACATCAAAGAAACTCCTTTCAGCGTGTCAGATATTCGAGCCAAGGCAAAAGAATACGAGGGACTATTTCCGCAAACACAGCCACAAAGTTTTTATGATTTGGCGGGTGCGTTAGCCAAAGGTATATTTGCCTCACAATCAGAAAAATTTCCCACCCTTGGAAGAGGGCTTGGATACGGTTTTGAAATATTTAACGAAGCTAATAAAAAAAAAGATGTAGCAAGACAAAAAATGTCAGACACTCTAATGACCATGGCTGTGGCATCAAGTGAAAAAATAAAAGCAAGAGATTACGAGCTTAGATCAAAGTTAGCGGAAATGGAATTTGAAAATTTAATAAAAGCACAAATCGCTGGTAGTAAACTTTTTAGTGGCAAGACTCCATTTGAGCAGGCTGCAAATTTTATCATGACCAACAAAAATAACCCAAAGATAGTAGCATCTCCCGAGTATGCAATTATGTATGAGTTAGTAACCAAGCCTAACACTCAAATAGTTCAAACAGAATCTGGTGCATTGCCTGTAACTACTCCGGGGATGAATTTAGAGGGAGTTGTCCCTGCTCCTACTGGGGAAAAGAAAGTTACACTAAAAGTTGGGGACGCTTTTCCTGATTTAAAATATTCAACGTACATCCTACAAGCAGATGGTAGTTTTGTGTCTGGCGGAAAGTCATACACATATAATCAAGCCACAGGAATAATGGAAGCAAGATAATATGGAAAATCAAGAACAAATTTTTGAGTTTAACATTCCAGTTGGCGGACAAGATACAGGGATTAGGTCACCTATTATTGCTGGTGCGGAAAAAACAAAATCTCCGTTTGAAACATCTCAGAGAGAAAGTGCTGCATTTGCAAACAGAATGGTTGCAGCAAACGAAATTTTAAATGCGATAGAGGATTCAGGTTTTAACCCAGTAAATGCAAAAGATATTGCAATAGAGAATGCTCCTTTTATTCCAAAACTTTTTGAAGGATTCTTAACCAGCCCAAAGTATAAACAGTACGAGCAAGCCAAAAGAAATTATTTGCTTGCACAGTTAAGGGATGAATCAGGTGCGGCTATTGCAGAGCATGAGGTAGAATCACTAAGTATGATTTACTTTCCTGTTGTTGGGGATGACCCTGCGACCATAGCACAAAAAAAAGAGACGAGAAAAAAAGGTGTTGAATCAATGAAGATACAGGCAGGAAATGCATACAAAGACACTGTTACAAATAACCCAGTAGAAACGGCAAAACTAGAATTAATAAAAAGAGCGGAAACTAACCCCGAGCTTAGAAAAGAATTAATTAACCGAGGCATTATAATCGAATGAGTAATAGTTTTAATAATTTACCTGATTCGGTATTGCTTGAAATGCTTGGTGCTGGTTCAAACGATGGGTCAGAAAATTATACAAATGATTTGTTGCAATTATTGTCTGACCAAGAACTATCAAACCAAGTAGACACCAAGGTTGGCTCTCCTGCAAATGTAAGAGCCGCTGTGTCAGCTGCACAAACAAAAGAAGATAAATTAAATACTTTGAGAAAATTTTATCCTGACGCACTACCTGTAGAAGTATTTGATTCAAAAGACGGAGTTTCAAAATTTGGAAGAGGTAATTTTGTTTATCAAAATGAGAATGGAGAGTATGTTACTCATGATGAAGATTTTAGAATTTTTGGAATTCCAGCACCGTCACTAAGAGACGTTGTTGATGTTGGTCCCGAATTAGCTGAAACAGCTGGGGCAATTGGCGGTGGTATTGCTGGAGGTATTGCTGGATTGCCGGGCGGTCCTGTTACAGCAACCACTGGATTTATGCTTGGAGAAGGGCTTGGAGCTGCAACAGCAAGGGAAGCCTACATTGGAATTTTAGATTACTTTGGCGAGACAGAAGACAATCGTACTGGGCTTGAAAGATTTTCAGATTTTGGAGTCACTGGTGGAATAAATGCGGTTGCTGGTCCAGTAACCTCTAAATTATTTCAGGGTCTTAAATTTGTAGCTGGCAGACCAGTAAGATACATGACGGGTGCCTTATCGAGAGGAGCGAAGGCTACTTTTGATAGTATGAAGGGCTTGGGAATTTCCGCACCTAGCCTTGGTCAAGTGACCAACAACCCAATGATTCAATTGTTTGAGTCTGCTTTAGCAAGTCTGCCAACATCAACAAAGATCATGCGTGACAATGCATCTCAAACTATTAAAGAAATCGACAATGCCGCTAGGAAATTAGCCGAAAGATATGGGTTTATTGGCACAACAGAAGAAGTTGCAAGAAAGACCATGGATGCGGCTCAAAGATCAAAGAGCGATTACGACATAAAAGTCAATGATATGTACAGAGAAGTCGAGTCATTCATGCCATCAACCTTGGTTTCTGCCGCTCCAAACACTGTAAGGTTTGTAGAAAAATATTTAGCCGAGGCTACAAAGGCTACTGCAAAAAGTACAAACGAACCTGCTCTTGCTCTTGCACAAAAAGTTTTACAAGATTCAAAAGATGGCGTTCTTGATTTTAAAACGCTAAAAGAATTTAGAACATCTTTAAGCAAAGACTTGGGTTCATGGGAATCTGCTGGTGCAAAATTAAACAACCAACAATCAAGAATAAAAGAATTGTATGGGTATGTTTCTAAAGATTTAGATGAGTTGGTTGCAAGATCAGAAAATCCAGACGCTTTTAACGCCTATAAATCTGTAAATGATTTTGTTCACAAGAACATGAGACCCGGTGGTGACATGCGTTTTATAGACAAGTTGTTGATCAAGGGTCAGGAAGATGTAACAAGTGCATTGCAATTTGCTTTGAGCGGTACAAAACAAAGCGGTGAGGCAATCAGAAAACTAAGAAGAAACTTTACCGATGAAGAGTTTAATGCTTTATCTGGATATATGCTTGGAAAGATGGGTATGCCAAATGCAGGGGTTGCAACTATGGCAGAATTAGGTGCCGAGGGCGTAGCCAAAGAAGGTGCCGAGTATATGACTGAAATGGGATTTTCTCCTAAAACTTTTTTAAGAAACTGGAATACATTAAGCAAAGAAGCTAAAGAAGCTTTGTTTAAGGGTACAAACTATCAAGACTTAGTCCCTGAGTTAGACAATTTAACTTTTGTTATCAATAGAATTGGAGAGTCTGCATCATCTATGGCTAATCCATCAGGCACTGCAAGAATTGCATACACCATGGGAATGCTGGCACCAATTGCAGCAGACTTTATACCTCAAGCTGGTAGCGAAGGTTTTGAATATGGCTTAACCGCTTTAATCGCTCCTTATGCTACTGCAAAGTTATTTACAAACAAAGACATGGTTAAGTGGTTTGCTGATGGTGTGCAAAAATCAGTTTACGATCCAACTTCGTTTGGTCAACATGTAAGAAGATTATTTCAAATTAGCGAAGTAAATCCTGAAATCAGAGATGAGGTTAGGGCTATGTTGAATGGTCTCACACAAGAGTCTGTAGAGCCTATCCCATACCAAGACTCTTCTTCAGAACAAGAAAAACCTGCGGAAGTAAAAAATGAATTAAGTTTTAGGCAATCTACCCCCTCTTCTGTTGCCGATAAAGTTATTCCGCAGACTCAAAACAATGAACAGATTGGTGGTCGGTTAGATCAAATGCTTGCTTCCTTCCAACCATCAGACATGCCACTGGTTCCACCAGCTAATGCAATCACTCCACAGCAAATGCTATCTGAGACAATACTGCCTAACCCCAAGGACAGAGAATTGGCTGAACGCCAAATGATGAGAGGTTCTGGGATTGGTTCTTTAACTTAATTAAAGATTATCTATATCGAACTGGACTTTAGCGTCTGACCCATAAAACTTAATTGTATTTAAACCAAGCTTTATAAAGTATTCAGCCAAGAGCTTTGGCGATTTTTGTGTGCTGTTTGCTAGGTCTAGCAACTGCTCTGATAGTTCTTTATCAATCCCAATAGCATCAACAACCTGATCGGATTGCTGTGCGTTCCTTATTTCTTCGACAATAGTTCTAGGAAAATGTCCTGCCAACATATCTGCCTCCTAAGTTATACAGCTTCCCCCTCTTGCTGTTGGATTACCTTCTTATGATTGGTCTCTACCATTAAACGGATTTGATCAATCTTCTTTCTTCTCTCAATAGAGCAAAGCTCCTCTAGTAACTCGTATGTCTTTAAATCGACTGTTAAGGTTCTGTATCCCTTATTGTAGTCACCCATATCAATCTCCTTTGTGTGCTTAAAAGTGAATTGTACCTAATTATAATAGATTTGAACACAATATTAACACTTTAATAGCACCTTAAAAAAACATTAAATAAGTGTTAGAAAGTGTTGTAATCTTCAATCAGTTTGCTATTATAGGTGTGTAGGAAATGATTTCTACACATTGGAGAGACAATATGGAAGATAAAAACAAGAAAATAGAATTTGTAAAAGAGCAAATATCTAAAGATAAGCCTTGGCAATACGATTTATACCGAGAAATGAAAGACGATAACCATTCTGTTTTTTGTGTTAGCTGGAGCAATGATAATCCTACTCATTGGTTAGATCATTATGGTAAAAATAAAGATAAATTTGCATTGTTTATAGGTGGCGGTCAGACAATATTTACTGAAGACAAAGCGGGTAGAACAAGATCAAAACGTGAAGACTATGATCTTAAGGTTACAAAAGAAAATGCTCAGGACCTTATCTGCATACTTGAAGCTTTCTTAAAAGTGCAAGAAGAAGAGGTAGCATAACAAGAGTGTTCATAAGTGTTGACATTCAATGCTTGTGAGCGTAAATTTAACAGAACATATTTTAATAAGGAGAAATGAATGGACCCACTGATGCTTACAAGTTTAGCCATGGCTACACTGACGGCTCAAGTGATCATCTATATCATTTACCAAAACAATAGGTAAACACATGACACAGTATAAAGATGTTGTTGAGACACAACTAAAAAAATTAAAAGAAGAAAAAGATTTAAACACCCTTGTTAGCTTTGGCTGGCAAAGAGAAGAGCTTGGAAAACCTCATGTAGTGAGACACAAAGGTTTTAAAGACAGGGTGGAGTTTGAGTATTCTGATAAACGCAAAAAGCCACACACAGAATGGAAATAAATTATCCATGTGGTTGGTTCGATGCAGAGCAATTACCGTATGCCACAGAGAGTAAATGAAGTTTAAATTTTTTATATTTTTATTTTTTTTTACAGGATTTGCTTTAGCTCCTGTTGAATATTCTAAAAAACAACAGTTTATATATTGTCGAGATTTGCTTTATACCAAGTACCCAAAAAAAATAAATAGAAATGCTTGGAATAATTGTATGAATAAAAAAATGTATTATGCCACTTAAAGATTACAAAGGGATGTTCTGGGACGATGTTTCAAAACAATTATACACATGGGGTGAACTGCAATCTCTATTTAAAGAGAGGCAAACAAAGGGAGAAAATAATGAAGGAGACCAAGGAACCAATTAGCTTTAAGCAAGCTTTGTATGCTTACAAATGTCATTATCAAGACATGTACAACATGAGCGATGTCGCATACCCAGACATTGTATCTTCATACCCTGATAGTAAAGGCGGTTGGTTTTTAAGAACCCACAACGATGAGCGACTGGCTCATGTATTAAGATCAGGGTATGTTAAACTAAATTATTAAGAGAGGATTCTATGTTATTTAAAAAGAAAGATGATGTGTTAATTAACACAAGCAAGATGAACGCCAGTGAAATTATCGAAGTCTATGCAAGGCTAAACCTGTTTCAGAAAGCCGCACTGCTTAGGTTGTTAGTTAGAGATGTAATCTTTGAACACGGTGACGAACAAATCAGTGGACTTCAGTTCAGTGATATCGAAGTAGACGGTGCTATTATTACTGCCAAGTCTGAAGGCTAAAGTTTATTAGGTAATCTACCAACTCTTCTGATTGTCATAAACTTCCAGAGTTCTGGTATCGGTCTAAGCTCATCACAATGCATGGCTGGACAGGTGCCATTACCAAAGTCAATGTCCTTGGCTTTCTCAATAAACTCTTTGCGACCAATCCAACCAGCTACATGAACTGAGTCTGGTATGTCGTGAGGTGTTACAAAGATAGCTACATCTGCCTTGAAGAACTTCTTATCTTTGAAGATTAAATGCCCACCCTGAGCAAAGGTTGCCTTCACATCAAAGGACACATCGTTGTCCCACATATCAATGTTCTTATCTATGCCACCTTTGTGGATGTCATGATCAATCTGGAAAACTCTGGCTACTGCCAGTTCTCCCTTCACACCCAGTAGATCAATGTCATGATCGCTTCTGGTTGGGTCCTTCTTTTGATTGGCTACCTTAGCAGCTCTTGCCAATTGCCAACGCAATGAAGCCGCTTGTTCGCACTCGGATAAGTCCTGTCTTGTGAATCTTACTATCATCTTTTATTCCTCAAATTGTGTATCCCAATCCTGAACATGGTTCTGGTTGTATCGTTTGGCAAATCTTTGTATGCCACATTCAACAAACGGTTGGGAAGGTTGTACATCCGCTTTGGTAACCAGTAGACACATAAGTGTGTGATTACCTCGATGCGTTTATCTTCAAAGCCATACCCTTTAAGAAAATCCTCTCTCTCTTTCTGGGTGTTAAACTTCGAAACTTCCGTAGCCCAATACACATGATCATGAACGGGTTTGGGAAGTCTCTTAGTCAATTATAAGTCTGTTAATTTAATTGGAACGATTTGGTTATGCAGATTGTATGGAGTGTAAATCCCAGTGTCCCTACAATTGAGCAGACGCTCTAACGCTTGCTCATTGAGTGATCTGCCATACTCTACAGCCTCAGCGTCAAGCTCATACACCACATAGGGGTATGGATGAGTCTTGGCTATTGCTAAGAACTGAAAGCGATCCACTTCAGTCATGCCAGAGTTCCTAGCAGCATCAAGGTAGAAAGCTGCCTGTTGATGGTAACCAAAACTCTTGACTGATTGTTTAAAGCCTCGTGGACTGGCATCTCTGCAAGTCTTAAGATCAATAATCACATTGTCCTGTAACATGTCGAACCGGGCTTTGCACAGGTGACCAAAGTAATCGAAGACCACTGATAGTTCAGTCTGGTCCTCGCCTCTGGGTTTAAATGCATCAAGCACTTCACACCGAGCAACACAAGTGTCATACAAGTCCTGAGAGATCACACTGCGATCACCAGCTGTAGCAACAAAGTCTGCATACTCTTCTTTGCCCACCTTGGTTCTTTTGTCAATCTTTGGAGCGATGATAAACTCATCGTCAAAGACATGTGGTTCTAAAAACAAACAATGTTGTAGTCGACCTTCTACAAAAAACGATGCCTCACTGTCTGGCTTCTCTTCGTATTTATATGCATAAGGGTCTTTCATGATGGCTGTCAGGTCGTGTGAACGAACCGCACCCAATTCATTGTATTCGGGGAATGGCATATCTTCATACACTCCCTCTTGGTATACGACCACATCGAAACGTGGTTCAAAATCTATAATATCACCCATGGTAAATAAGAAGGGCTAATGAACCTATTTGTTTTTGGAGAATCAAATATGAAAATTATATTCTGATCCAGTAGCCCAAACCGTTAAAACGGGATATCTTCCTCGCTTACAGAGCCAGTCTTGGCTAGGGTGTCAAGAGATGAGAAGTCTTCTCCGTCCTTCTTCTCATACTTTTGTGACTCAGCCTTGTTAGAGGCAACAACTTCAAAAGATTCATCAATCTTTGTTTGTACCCACTCAGGCAAATTAAAGAATACATCGCACATCTTTTTGTCGTCTTTAGCATACTCGTCAACATCAAATGCTAACTGCTCGTTAACTGTTGCAATTTTCTGCACGCCACCTTCAGGGTGATACACTGCTGTGACTTTAGGGTTACCACCAGATGTTAGTTCCACTTCAATCTCACAAGTGCAACCCAGAATGTTGGTTAGGTCAAAACCTTTCAACTCTTCATCGGTGAATTTCTTTTTACGCCATGAGCATAAGTCTCTAAATAAAGCAGACTTCTCATTCAATGACAGGGTGTACTGCTTCATGATAGAAAAAGGTTTGCCATCAGTCATTTTATTGTCTGGAGTTTCCCAGTAAATAAAAACGCTGTGACGCTTGCTGGTTTCTCCCTCATACGTTTCGTTGTGTGTGCCGACATCAACGATACGATAGCAAGCTGCTTTGTATTGACCGACAGGTAAAGATTCATACCCACCACCATTGGACTCATTTTTTATAGTAAGTGCCATATTTATTTCTCCTCAATAAAAATAATTATTGTTAATTGTTTCCAAACAAAGTATATTGTAAGGTATTCAACATAACATAATATAGAAGTTTCATAGAGAGGGCAAGTATGGGAATAAAAAATATTAAAGGGAGTGGTCGAGAGTTCGAAAAACCTCTGACCATGGAGTCAATGGGGAAGTTTACAGAGTTCCTCAAATCACATGGCTTCGAGCCAAAGGAGGGGAACCTTGAACCTAACCCAGAAAAACCACAAAGAGCTTACACTAATGTCAATGGTAAAAGAGCCATGTCTGGTTACTATGCTTACTATGATAACTTTGGCACACCAATTGGATTTGCCTCTGACTATCGAACTGGACAGACACACAACTTCAAGTTATCTGGACGGAAATCTTCCGAGGTTAACTACGAGGCTCTTGAAAAATTCAGAGAACAAGCAAAGCAAGACCAAGAACAAAAACATTTAAAGGTAGCAAAGAAAGCCAGAATGATTTGGGATGCCGCTGTTCCTTGTGACTCACATCCTTATCTTGATAGTAAGGGAGTTAAGTCACACCATTTAAGAGTACACAAAGACAGACTGCTGATTCCCATCATTGATGAGACTGGCAAGATGTGGTCACTGCAAACAATCTTTCCAGACGGATCAAAAAGATTTTTGTCTGGTGGCAAGACAGGAGGTTGCTTCTTCTTAATAGGCACGCATCTTATTAAAGAGTCAAAGAAGATGGGATTCGGTGAAGGCTATGCAACCTGTGCCACCATCTTTGAAGACACACAGACTCCAATGGCTGTTTGCTTCAATGCAGGCAACCTCTTGTCTATTAATACAAAGTTCATGGAATCAATGCAAGACAAAGAGTTCATTATCTATGCCGACAATGATGCAAATGGCATCGGAGAGAAAAAGGCTATAGAAGCTGCTCAAAAGTCCAACGCAGAAGTTGTGATGCCTACAGAGGAAGGTATGGACTTCAACGACCAAAAAGCTGTTACTGGCGAATTGATTACTAAGAAGGTGGATGTCCCAGACCTAATAGAGTTTGAGAAAACAACCCAAGGTAGGATCATGGCAACCACTGACAACTATCATGCGATCATGAAGTCTTACGGCATTGATTGTTATTACGATGTGATCAAGAAACGAATCGAGATAGACATCCCCAACTTTAAACCCATTGCAGATTTAAAAGACGAGGCTCACTTGGTTGAGTTAGAGAATCTGTGTATCAAGAATTTTATCCCCCATCAAAGAGTCCGTGATGCGATGAAGATCATCGCCCAAGAAGTTAATCCAGTTGCCCGTTGGATTAACAGTAAGCCTTGGGATGGTGTTAGTCGTATTGCGGATTTCTGCGATACCGTATTAAGTGAGGACACAGTCCTAAAGAACATGTTAATGAGAAAGTGGTTATTGTCGTGTGTGGCAGCTGCTTACGAGGTAGATGGCGTATCACTGGAAGGGTTGTTGGTATTCCAAGGCAAGCAGGGACTCGGTAAGACGTTGTGGTTTAAGAGACTGGCTGACTTTAATAAAGGTTGGTTACTTGAAGGAGCAACGCTTGACCCTAAAGATAAAGACAGCGTAAAGAAAGCCGTGAGTCATTGGATCGTGGAACTCGGAGAGTTAGAGTCTACCTTTAAGAAGGCAGACATCAATCAACTGAAAGCTTTTATCACCTCACGCTCTGATGAGATGAGGCTACCCTATGATAGAACCTTCACCAATTACCAGAGACGCACAGCCTTCTTTGCCTCGGTGAATGAACCAGAGTTCCTCATGGATGGCTCAGGCAACAGACGCTTCTGGTGTATTAAAGTAACAGACATCAACCCACACCACGGGTTAGACATGCAACAGGTCTGGGCAGAAGTTAAAGACACCTTATATAAAGAGGGAGAAAAGAACTGGTACCTGACAAGAGAAGAGAGAGACCTGCTACAAGAATCCAATGAAGGTTTCAGGACACAGGGTGCCGTGGAAGATTTACTCATGCAACATGTAGACTTCGAGGCACTGGAGACAGAGAAGAAGGCTTGGCAATTAACTGCTATGCTTAGAGCATTAGGAATAAGGAATCCAAGGAACATAGACTTTAAAGATGCATCACGGGTTTTAACGGAGTTCGGTATCGAGCCTCGTAAAACGAATGGCAAGAAAGTCTATGATGTATCACTGGTTGATCTACCGATGGAATCAGAGGGCGAGTCCTTAGCATTCTAACGATGATCGAGTAGCAGAAACAAAGGTAGCACTAATGATTAAACAAATAAAAAAAATAGGCAATGCAACGCTGTATTGTGCTGATTGCAAAGATGTCTTGCCTTTGTTAAAAGACATAGACTCTTGTGTAACAGACCCTCCTTATGGTCTATCGTTCATGGGCAAGGATTGGGATTACGATGTGCCTGATGTAGAGATTTGGACAGAGGTTTTCAAAACATTAAAAACTGGTTCGCACCTTTTATCATTCTTTGGCTCACGCACTTACCACAGAGGTGCTATACCTATAGAGGATGCAGGCTTTGAGATACGAGATCAGTTGATGTGGCTCTATGGCAGTGGCTTTCCTAAATCGCATAACATAGGGAAGAAAGTAAAAGAATACGAGGGTTGGGGTACAGCTTTAAAACCTGCACATGAGCCGATTGTTATGGCTAGGAAACCATTTAAAGGAACTGTGGCTAACAATGTCATAGAGCATGGCACAGGTGGTATCAATATAGATGAGTGCAGGGTTGGTATCAATCCAGATGTAGATGATAAAAGGTTGGGTGGTCGAGGTGAGTGGAAGACTGATAAGACTGCAAAAAATGTATATGAAGGTGGTTATGAAGGCAAAAACATATCATCATCTGAACAAGGCAGATTTCCTGCTAATCTTATGCACGATGGCTCACAGGTTGTCGAGGGCATTTTTCCAAAAAACAAAAAGAGTGGTGTCATGGGTGATAACAAACAATACAAAGGTTTTGGGAAACATGGGATA